AACCAACTGTATTCAAATAAAATTGCAGCTTGTAGAATAAAACGGGATACATGGCAAATTGTATCTCGTAGAGGACGTTAAGATGTTGCCTGATGAACAAAACATAAAAGACATATACAACAAACTTCACGAACTAACAGAGGACTTGTGTGTTAATGAACAATATACACCCCTAGAGGTTGCATCGGTTCTGATAACACATTCTATCCGCATGTACAAGGTTATGCTTGATGAAGATGATTTTGAGGCGATAATGCAAACGATATGGGGTAGCCTTGACGAGATACAACCATTTGACAATCGAGTTCTAAATTAGGAGAGAATGAAGTCACTTTATAACGAAGCTCAGGATTTGGAATTGTGAAGTATGATTTTGAAATAAAAGAGATAAGTCGGTTTGGTTCTACAGAGTTGGTTCAAACTTATCACTATTCTAAGATAATGCCCAGACTTACTAAACATTTTCTAGGATGTTTTTTGAAAGATGAATTGGTTGGTGCGTTGACTTTAGGGTGGGGAACTCAACCCAAAGCAACCATTGCAAAACTTTTTGATGGTTTGGATACAAAAGATTATTATGAGATTGGTAAAATGTGTATGAAACCAGAGATGCCAAAAAACTCTGAATCACAAATGTTATCTGGTGTTGTAAAGTGGATGAAAGTAAATTGTCCTGAGAAACAATTTCTCTATACTTGGTCAGATGGTATAATGGGAAAACCCGGCTATGTATATCAGGCTGCAAACTTTCTGTATGGTGGATTTATTTGGACACAAATTTATATTAGTGATAAAGGTGAAAAGATACATCCAAGGTCTAGTAGAAGGTTATGTGATGAAAATGTTCAATTTAAATTGAAAAGAGAACCAGACTTTTTTAAAGATAAGAAGGGTGAACGGATATATTGGCTAACACAAGATTTTCTTGATCATAAAGGTATAACTAAGGTATATGGAAAACAATTTCGTTATATACTTCCTCTTAATAAGAAAGCAAGAAAACTTCTAAAGAAATCAAATGTAGAATGGAACTTAAATCATCCAAAAGGTAATGATTTGATTTGGGAGAAATCTTCAAGGGACGGAAGAAAGAAATTAGAAGGTATGCCTTATATTGATAGTGATATGACAGAATATAATACAAAAAATGTTAATGCCCATACCTGCGATCAGTTTGAACTCCTTCCGCTGGGTATATAACGACGATTCATTCATCCCTAAGAAAACTTGCCCCGGAACACCGTCCGGGGTATTTTTTTTAGATGATACCGACCAATATTAAAACATACCTCAACAGGTTGGATGAACTACCGCCTGAAGAGCAGCATGACATTCTTGGTATCCTTGATCGCCTCGACAGCGTCACGGCCCGCAAGACGGCAAAGGTCAACTTTCTTGATTTTGTGAAAAAGATATGGCCCCAGTTTATAGAGGGCTATCATCATGCAATTATGGCGGATGCTTTTGAGCGGGTAGCCAAGGGGGAACTGAAGCGGCTTATCATCAATATGCCGCCCCGTCATTCAAAGTCGGAGTTTGCTTCCCACCTGTTCCCAGCGTGGTTTCTGGGGCAATACCCGGACAGGTATGTTATCCAAGCCTCCAACACTGCTGACCTCGCAGTGGACTTCGGGCGCAAGGTGCGTGATACGATCAGCGACCCGGAGTTCAAAAAGATATTTCCAGACACCGAAATTCATCCCGACGCCGCAGCAGCGGGCAAGTGGAAAACTACGGCAAAGGGTGAGTATTTTGCCATCGGGACCGGCGGTACCCTGACCGGGCGTGGCGGGGATTTAATTATTCTTGACGACCCGCATTCGGAGCAGGAGGCAAAACAGGCAGAAACAAAGCCTGAAATCTACGACAGTGTCTTTGAATGGTACACCTCCGGCCCCCGCCAGCGCGTCCAGCCCGGTGCCGCCATCGTCATTGTTATGACAAGGTGGTCAAAGCGTGATCTCACTGGACGTGTTCTGAAAGCTGCTGCGGAACAGGACGGCGACGACTGGGAGGTGATTGAACTTCCGGCGATATTGCCGTCAGGCAAACCAATCTGGCCGGAATACTGGCCGGAAAAGGAAATACTGGCAATAAAGGACGAACTTCCCATCCCCAAATGGATGGCCCAATACCAGCAACGTCCGACCGCTGAAGAGGGGGCGTTAATCAAACGGGAGTGGTGGAAACGGTGGTCCAACAAGAAGACGCCGCATGTGGAATTTGTTATCCAGTCATGGGATACGGCGTTTCTCAAGACAGAGCGGTCGGATTATTCAGCTTGCACAACATGGGGTGTGTTTCAACACGAACACGAAGAAACCGGCAACATGATGCCGAACGTCATCCTGCTGGACGCTTATCGTAAACGTATGGAGTTTCCAGAACTGAAGAAGGTGGCCCATGAAATGTATCACCAGTGGGAGCCGGAAGCCTTCGTAATCGAAAAACGTGCCAGCGGTGCCCCGTTAATATTTGAATTGCGGGAAATGGGTATTCCGGTAAGTGAATTTACACCAGCAAGGGGTAACGATAAGATCGCCCGTGTGAACGCTGTTTCTGATTTGTTCGCGTCAGGCATTGTGTGGGCACCTGAACATAGGTGGGCTGAAGAGGTTATAGAGGAGTTTGCTGAGTTTCCCGTCGGTGAATATGACGATTATGTAGACAGTTCGACACAGGCTCTGCTACGTTACCGGCAAGGCGGGTTTGTCCAAACGCTTCAGGATGAGGAAGAGGATGAGCTTCAAGACCTCCCCATCAAGAAGCATGAGTATTACTAGGGGTAAGGTATGGCAATAGATAAAAGACTGATACAGGCCGAACTCGATATTGAAGGAGATAGCGGTATCGAGATTGTTTTGCCAAAAGAGGAGGTTGATACCAGTCTTTTCAGTGAAGAAGAAACTGAAGACGGTGGCGTTGTTATTGACTTCGACCCGGACGCTACCGCCCGTGAAACAGGACTTTTTGAAGCCAACCTTGCTGATGAACTGGATGAGCAGGAACTGGATAAAATCGCCACCGAGTTGGTTGGAGACTACAAGGCTGACAAGGAAACCCGCGAACCGTGGGAAAAGGCTTATATAAAGGGGCTTTCCCTTCTTGGCCTCCAAATTGAGGAGCGTTCCGTCCCGTGGTCGGGCGCGTCAGGCGTTTTTCATCCCATTCTTTCTGAGGCAGTAACCAAGTTCGTGGCTGACGCCATGATGGAGACGTTCCCTGCCTCCGGGCCGGTGCTGGCAAAGATAATAGGCAAGACCACCCCAGAGCGAACCAAACAGTGCAAGCGTGTTCAGAAAGACATGAACTACCAATGCATCGACATCATGCCGGAATACCGCGACGAACATGAACAGGCCCTGTTTCATCTTGCTGTTGGCGGGTCGGTATTCAAGAAGGTGTATTATGATGTTCAGCTTGGCAGACAGACGGTACCGTATGTTATGGCGGACGATTTTGTCGTTGCCTACGGTACCACAGACCTAAACACCTGTCCTCGCGCTACCCACGTTATGAAGATGTGGCCGAACGATCTGCGGAAGACCCAGTATATGGGTCGCTACAGAGACATTGACATTCCCAAGCCGTCAATCGAGTACAGCGACGTTGACAAGAAGGAAGACAAGGTATCCGGCGCAAAGCCGTCAGTCGAAAGAGATGATCGTCACACCATTCTTGAAATGCATGTCGATTATGATTTGCCGGGGTTTGAAGACAAAGACCCGGATGATGAAGAGACCGGCATCGAACTGCCGTATATTATTACCATCGAACTCTCCAGCCAGAAGATTCTTTCCATCTACAGGAACTGGGAAGAGGACGATAACTTAAAGGCCAAGCAGGAATTTTTTGTACAATACAAATTCCTTCCCGGCCTTGGTTTTTATGGAATTGGCCTAGTTCACCTTCTTGGTGGTATCGCAAAATCAGCCACCTCCATCCTGCGTCAGCTTGTTGATGCGGGCACCCTTTCCAACCTTCCCGCCGGTCTGAAGGCCAGAGGGTTGAGGATTAAGGGTGATGACAGTCCACTAAGGCCGGGTGAGTTCAGGGACGTTGATGTCCCCGGCGGTGCCATCAAGGACAACATCACGTTTCTTCCATACAAAGAGCCGTCATCGGTTCTGTTTCAACTTCTTGGCAAGATCGTTGAAGAGGGGCGCAATATTGCCAGTATTGCAGACCTGAAGATTTCAGAAATGGACAATCAGGCCCCGGTTGGTACAACGCTGGCAATTATCGAGCGCGGCATGAAGGTAATGTCCAGCGTTCATGCCCGCATTCATTCTTCTATGCGGAAGGAGTTCAAACTGATCGCAGGGCTGGTTAAGGATTTTCAGTCTTCGGAATACGAATATGACGTTGAAGAGGGGGCTACGCGGGCGCAGGATTATGATGACCGGGTTGACATTCTTCCGATATCGAACCCGAACGCATCGACTATGGCCCAAAGAATTATGCAGAACCAAGCGGTTCTTCAGTTAGCCACCACCGCTCCTCATATATATGACCTGAAACAGCTTCATCGCGGCATGATAGATGCGATGGGTATTGACAATGCCGATAAAATCATCCCGCTGGATGAAGAGCGCAAACCGATGGACCCGGTAGCGGAAAACATGGCAATAATGACGGGCAAGCCAGTGAAGTCCCACATCCATCAAGATCACGAAAGTCATATACAGGTGCATATCGCTGCTGCGGAAGACCCGTTAATTCAGGAAATTATGAGCAAGTCGCCAGCAGCCAAAGCTATGGCTGCTGCTGGT